CTACATTTTCAACAGCTTTAGCTGTAAGTGTCTTGTATCCTGCTTCTGCAACAGAATTCAAAGCTGGCTCACGAGCCTGTAAGAACTTAGCCAAGCCCTTGCCTGATTCAGTTTCAGCAAACTTAGGATTGCTAAGAGCCTGAGTTACTTCTTTGACAAGTGTCTCACGAGGAACACCTGCTGCACGGAAGTCTGGCTGTCCACCAAAGTCATCATCCATTGCTTCCTTACGAGTCATATAGACCTGATGGGCTTGCTTTGGATCTGCACCCTGTTGGATAGCAATGGCTTCATCGCTTTGTAACTTAGCCTTACGAGCTGTGTATACATAACGAGCCGCTTCCATCTGCATTTCTGCTGGAGTCAACTTGAATCGTTGTCCACGCTGTGCTTGCCATTTAGCAAATTCTTGTGAGTATTGTCCACCGGGGAAGAAGAGGGCAAACGCATTTGAATACGCATTGGCATCCTTGCGGTTGTTCTGATAGAAATTCCATGCATCTCCAGTAGGTGTGATACCACCACGAGATCCTGATACCAAAGCAAAGAGTGCAATTTCGCCATACTTGTCAGCCCATTTAGCTACAGCAATTTCATAACTGTCTGGGTTGTTTGCACGGATCTGCAAGAAGTCATTAAACATAAGAGCCTGAACATGAAGTTCACCCTCTTTGTCCTTAGCAAGGATCTGAGGAGCAATAGCTCCGGGAGCCACATTCTGTGTGATACCACGCCATAAGGCGAGAACTCGGTTAACCTTACCTGCATCTTCAAGAAGCTTTGCTTGTGCTTCTCCACCAAGTGGGAAGTCTCCATAGTTACCAGTTGATGCAAGGTATGTCATCAATGGTCGAAGAGTAGACACACTCTTCTCCTCAAAGGAATTGATACCTAAACCATAAAGAACTCTCTGGGCCCAAGCAGGTGTAAATGATTCAACGATTCCAGTCTTACCTTCAGGGGCTCCGAATGGATAGATCACATCACGGAGTTGATCTGCTGCCCAACCTTCTTGGCTCTGAATTAGTCGACCCAATGAGAGTTGAATAGCAGGGCCTATTCCCGGTAGCAATTCATTGCTGAATGCAAGGTTCAAAGATGGAATTAAAAGTGATGTTGGCATTGCTGGAACTGCTTCACCAGTTGCTGTTGAAAGCATCCAGCCAAGTGCATTACCGGCTAGAGGGATAACCATACGAGGATCTCCATAGGTTGGATCCTTGTAGATAAATCCTTGGCTTGGGTCATTCCAGTTTTGACCAGTCCATTCGTAAATGACACCAGTCTCTGGATGAGTCAAGAATTCAAAAGCATTAGCAGCTTTGTAAGTACGAGCCTTGCCCTGTAGACGGAAAGTATTGCCTACATCTTTTCCAATCAATTTACTCCATGTAACAATAGTGTTACCCCACGCTGCTGCGAAAGGAGCCACTAAACGAGCTGCAACTGCATACTGCTTCTGTCGCATTGCATCATAGTAAAGTTTTTGTATTCTATTAGCAGCAAAGTTATTTCCGACTGTATGCATATCATCAGCAGCAAGTCCTCGATCATCGAGTGTCTTGATTGCTTCACGCATACGAACCAATGATGGGTTCTCAAATCCTGCCTTAAGTCCAAAGACTTTAATGCCACGAAGTTCTTTCTCAGCAATAGCAAGAACCTTCTCGGCTTCAGCCTTATTCATAAGGTTCATGTTTGCTGCAATACCATTCCAGTATTGCTGCTTAAACTCTGGGCCAAGTGATGCTCGCTTTTCAATCGATGCAGAGACTTGGAAGAACTTAGATGCTGCACGATCCCATTGACCCTTGAAGGATGCAACGGCACGGACATCATCTGTTGGAAGCTTGAGTTGACCGATAGCCTTTGAGATGTCTGTTGAATCAACATATCCCTTAAGGATATTGGCAAGCCATACATCCTTTGATTGAGTTCCCTTTGGATTGAATCCGGGAGTTCTCTTACCATCTACTGCAACCATTGCTCTACCAGAGATAAAGTCACGAAGTTCTTGGCGGCCACCAGATAGGTTATCAACACCTTCTGTAACTACCTTGAAGTAATTCTCCATAGCCTGACGAGCAATAGACTCATCTGCATCAAGCATCAATGCACGGTTGAGTTCATCAACCTTAGCAATCTGTGTACGAAGCAAGATTCCCTGCTCTGTCTCAAACATAAAGTCAACAATGAACTTCTCGTAATCACGAGATAGATCCATTCCCTGTGCTTGCTTCTTAGCAATAAAAGCTTCTGCTTCTTTGAACCAAGGAGTAATCTTTCCATTGGCACCCTTGACTCCACCAGTAAGACCACCGGCAACTAGACGAGCCATTGCTGATTCACGGAACTGAAGGATTGCTCCGGCCCATGCCCGATTGAATCCTCGTTCTTCTGGTGTAATGAAACGCATACCGGTAGGTAGGATTTGTGAAAGGCCACGAGTACCTTGGCCCATGCCAACACCGATAGATCTAGACATCATTACGGCAAACTTATCTGCATCAGCTAACGCTGCTGACTTAAATCCTATTGCATCCATTTCTTCAAGTGCTTTATTGAAGTTTGTGCCAAAGACTGTATTGTCAAAGCGAGACCAACGAGTAGCAAACTTAGCAATGGCATTACCCTCTGGGTTAGCCATCATCATTGCAGCAAACTGCAATGGGTGATTGAACAAGGTTGTAGATCCACCAAGGAATGAACGAACCTGCATATCACCGATGTTTCGTAGGATGTATGAAACACGACCTACAAGAACTGTCTGCTTAAAGAATGAGTCAAAGAGATCAGTAGTTACTGTTCTAAGTTGCTGTGCATTCTGTGACTGGGAGAAGAGGTTTCTGGTCTTTCCTGTGAGTTGACGGATCGAGTCGATGTCAGGCCACTTGATAAAATTTGCAAGTTGAGAGTCAATGAGTGGATCCAACTGTGTGAACTTCTGGGTCTTTCCAGCGACCTTAAATTCTCGTGTGCCGATGTCCTTACCAGCAACTTGTGCCAAGAACTTTCGGTTAGCATCTGCTTCTTTCTTAAATACTCGAGCCGCATCATTAAGCATACGGATTTGTTCTTCTGTTAGGTTAGGAGATTTCTCCTTAACCAAAGACTTAAGTGTGTCAATGAATACATTGAAGCGTTCAGTTGAGGTTGTAGCAGCCATCATTGCCTTAATGGATGTCTTCTGTAATTCAGCAGATGCCTTAAGGAATGGTAAAGTGTCATTCATTTCCTTGACTAATGTATCTACATCGTCTAGGTGAATAAGATTTCTAGTAGGTGCAAACCGTGTAAACGGTGCAGTTACTTTATTGGTTCTTAAAAATGATAATGATTGATCTGTTGCATCAAGTAAGTATTTAGCAAAAAGTTCATGGTGTAACTTCAATGAGTTAGGTGCATAGAAGCTTGATTGGAATTGGATTGCACGAGATTGTGCTGCAAGACCAAGTTTAGTTCCAACGCCTAATTCTAATCCAACTTCACCGGCAAGTAGACCCATAACTTCCTTCTCGGAAGTAGCAGCAGCCAAACGCTTGGCTAGATCAACTGTGATGTTGCCATTCATTGCTCGCCATAGATCATCGTATTGTTCTGGGCCGTAGTGGATAGCAATAAACTTTGCAGCGTTCTGACCCATTGGGCCAAAGAATGCTTTAGCAGCTTGCTGGTAATCAAGGATCTGCTTACCACCTATGGTCATAAGACCAAACTCTGCTTCCATCGCTAGAGCCTTGCGACCTCTAGCCTCTTCAATAAGTATACGAGCCTCATCATCAGACTTGACTCGATCTTGAACATACTTGAGATTGTTTCTCCAAGCAGCCTCTGCCTTGTCAAGTTCCTTTTGGACACCTTTTGTAACCTTGCCCATTTCGGCAAGCTCTTTGTTTGTGTTGGCAAGTTGTTCCATGACTGTAAGGCGAGGTGCTGCTGCACCTTCGACTAGCCCTGTAACCTGCTGAGTAATTGCACCCTTAGTTGTAAGTGCTTGAACACCAAGATCATTGATGTCAGGTGAGTTAATAGCATCAGCCTTGAAACGACCAAAGTCAGAAATCTTTGCATCAAATGGATCTACTGTCCGTGGGAAGTAAGCGTATCCGCCACCACCCATACCACGAGTGGCACCAACATTCTCAAATCCTTGAATACCAGATCTTTCGTATGCTAAAAATAGTTGTTCTGTAATTCCAGCCTTCTGTGCTGACTGAATAAGTTCTGCGTGTGTTGCACCGGGTGTATCGATTACATCGAGAACACCTTGCAATTTAGACTCTTGGATACCAGCAGCAGTTCCAACATCGATAAGGTTAGAACCAATCTCGTTAGATACACGAGTTGCTTGTGGTGAATCTCCAGCCTTGATAAGACCTGTCCACTTGATAAGGCGTGGCTTCTGCTTTGCTGCTACACGAACTACAGCATCTACGCCATTGCGTATACCTTGAGTAGATGCACGATCACCCTTCTTAAGGGCTGCTTCTTCAAGTGTGTGAATAAGTCCGGGAGCCAACTGTTCTTGCTCAACAAGCGTTTCTCCTGCACGAACTACTTCATCGAAACCTTTTGCATCGAGGATGCTTTGAACTTCTGCGGCACGACCAGCAGTATTGAGTTCAATACGGTGAGCCATAAGGTCTTCAGCCTTACGAGCCTGTCCAACGAGTTGACCCTTTGTATCAGTTGCAGTCTTAAGACCTGCAATTAAAGTGTCACGCTGTTGACGGAGTTGTCCGTATTCTGCATCTAATAAATCTGCTTCAGACTTAGCTTTGTAATAAGTCTGGTATGTGTTATCTACCTTTTCGGCAATAGTGTTGAGATCATCTTGGTGTTTGATGATGTCTGCTTCAAGCATATTGATGTCGCCTGATGCTGCTCGTGCTTCTGCACGAACCTTTGTAACATCACCCATAATGTCTTCAACATCACGAGCCACAGCCTTGATCGGTGCTGCCTTCGCTTCTGCTGCACGAGCTGCGGCCTTTGGCCCAACACGAAGTGTTACGCCAACCTTTCCAGCTTCTTTACCGATCTTAAGTAAACCTATACCGGGAACATAAGTAAGTGGGTCTGCTGCTAGATTAAGAACGAATCCTGAAATGGCTTGAAATGTACGAGCTGCTTTAGTCTCTGGGTTATCGAATAGTGCTTGTGTAAGTCCACTTGAATAAGTCCAAGGAACTCCACCCTTCATCGTAGGGCCAGCAGCAATCTTTGCATTAAGTAATGCTTTACCTACCGCAGAGTTTTGATCTGCACCAAGAAAACCAGTACCTACATCAATCTTGCCTGTTTTGAAAAGGTTGATAAGAGCTTGACCTGTTTGAGTCTCATCAAATGTATTTATGCCACCCTTACCAGATACACCGTTACGAACGCTGGCTTCTAGCATTTCAAATGGTGTAGATAAAAGCATGAAAGCAGTACGAGTAAGTGGTGCTAAGAAGTCAGCAGGTGAACCCTTCTTTGCGGAGTTCTGCTCTTTCAACTTAGCAGCAGCAGCAATGGCTGCGTTACGCTGTGCATCAAGTAATGCTGATCCATCAAGTGTGGTCAAAGCATTGGCAGTATTACCACCGATAACAGCACCAGACTTTGTAAGGCCCATGACTGATCCGACAGATGCAGCAGGGTATGCCTTAGCCATAGCAGCTAACTGCTTGGCGAAATCTGGACTTAAATACTTAGATTGCTGAGCCTGTATGTATGTATCGTAAGCTGCTGTTCCTTCTTGAGGAATAGATCCTAGCGATGCACCGAGACTACCAGCACCAAATGTGCCTCCGGTTTTTCCGGCCATTAACGCTTCTCATAATCTAATCTTTGACCTAATCGAACCAAGTCTGGATCTGGATATAGGGCAATAAGTTGGCGGATAAGTGTGGCAGTTTCATCGGGTGCAGAAGGGGCAATAGGTAATACTTCATTACCCGGGCCAGCACCGAAACCTGCACCGAATGTAATCTCTTGATCTACATTAGGGTTGGGTGTAGCAAAATTACGAGTAGGCATTACACCACCTGAGACTGATCCCATTGATGTTGCTGCTGCACTTGTTTCAGTTGCGGCTAAAGGAACCTGTGTTTGTAATTGTGTGAGTTCTGTGTTCTCACCGTATGCTCCACCAGTAATGGATTGTGCTGCTTGCCTACCTGTGTAAGGGCCTTCAGCCATCTTTAGCCTCCATTTTTTCAATGTCTTTGGTCATCTTCTCCCACATATACTGTTTCTTTGCTTCGTTAACAGAATGTGAATGTATAACTTTTGTTATCAATGAGAAGAAATCTGCGAATGAATAACTTATCTTGTATAGTAAATCTGCTACTGCGTAAACAAAATCTATTTTCTTTGCAGGGCGAGCCAATACAAACATATCATCGAGTTCATCGAAGTTATCTTCTGACATTGACTCGCCCTCCTAAGATTATTACTTAGCTTTCTTACCTGATGCTGATGCTGGCTTTCCTGTTTGACCAAGCTTTTGCATTCCTGCTTTGCCTTTTGGTTTGGCAGTTGCCATGGTTGGGCCCTTAACTAATGCTGGGGCTACTGCACCTTTTTTTGTTCCGAACATATTGCACCTCCAGATGCGTTTTAAGCTGCCCCAGTTAGGGAAGCTAAAAGATCAGCCATCGGTGGGGTTCCACCTTGTGCTAGATCAGTTCTACGAGAAAACTGGCCGGGGCCAGATACCATTTGGGAACCGGCAGCCGGGGCCGCTCCCGGAATCCCCATAGGGGATTGCGAAGCACCGGGGGCCATCGCAGTCGCTGCCGGTTGTTCTACTGGAGCAAACGCTTTAGCAACGATTGACTCCAATGCTTGACCTTTTGCTCGACCTTCAATGATGTCGGCGAGCCTCTTAACAGCTTCTGTTGGATCCCCACCCTGAGTAGCAAGCATTGGGATTGCGTTTGCGTACTGTGCTACTGCGGTTCTTAATGAGTCACGAAGTTCTTCGATGTCGATTCGTTGTTCTTCTTGTGTGACATTGATTGAGAATGGAAGATTGCGGCGGAGGAAGTCACGAGAAATTAACTTGTCTCCACGAAGTTGCAATCCAAAGATTGCAGCACGGTTAGGATCTAGTCCTGCCATGAGACCATACTGGACATCTACTGTGTAATCACCGTTGATGTCTTTCGATGGTGTGTATTTTAATTCGTATGGTGTTCCATCATCGGATCCACGAATAGTTTTCTGGTTTGAACCAAAGACTTGCTCATCTACACAGAATGCGATACCGATAAGATTTACAAAGAAGCGAGCAAAGACTGCCTGTGCTGCCTTAATCTGTGAATCGAAGCCACCCATAAGGGCTTGAACGCCACGACCTGTAACGATAGATGCATCAATCTGACCTGTTCGGCCTTCAGGATAGCGAGAACCCATACGGAGTTCACGCTCTAGTGCCTGTGATTCAGCAAAGACTCCGTTAGGAAGTTCGATTGGAACTCTACGGATTCTCTCTGGTGTGTTAGATCGAAGCAAAGCATCAGGGCCAAGGGTAAATTCTTGGACATCTGGTGGGATAGCGATAGGTGCATTGACTGACTTCTTCGCTGCTTCAAGCTGAAGAAGTGCAAATCGTGCCTTAGCCATCTGAACTGGTAGAACATCATCGAACTGACCACGAGTTTGACCATCAACTGTTGGTCGTTCTGCTACATCTACAAGGATTTTACCTAGAAGATTAGGGGTATTTGCTAGAATTAAGTTATCTAACTCCGG